GGTGGTGTAGTCCAGGAACCTGATACTACAGGTACAACTGGATTTAAATTTACAGGTACAAATATAGTTTTTAGTTCTGCTCCAGCTGCTGGAGAATCATTCTTTGGAGTGATACTTGCAGGTGCAGATTATTTAAATGCCGGTGGAACATTCCCAGATGGAACTACTGCAGTTCCCTCTATAACTTTTAGCTCAGATACTGATACAGGAATATTTAAAAGTGGTAATGGATTAGTTTCTGTTACTTCTAATGGAACTAAAGTTGCCACCTTCCCAACGAGCCAGGGGTCGAATGGCCAGGTACTTGCCACGGATGGTGGAGGAACACTCTCATTCGTTGATCAGTCAGGGGGTGGAGCTGTCGGAGGAGGCTCTGACAAGCTGTTTATAGAGAATGGAACAACTATGACAACTAACTACACACTAGGCACTGAATTTGGAGCTACCTGCAATGCTCTAAGTGCAGGACCAATTACAATTAACGCAGGTGTCACGCTGACTATACCTAGCGGTTCAGTATATACGGTGGTTTAAATTATGCCTATTACATTAAACGGATCAGGAACAATAACAGGAGTATCAGTAGGAGGATTACCAGACGGAATAGTTGATACTGACATGATTGCTGCTAATGCTGTAACTGCTGCTAAATCATCAGGAAGAAAAATTCTTCAAGTCGTAAATTCTATAAGTTCAACTCCAAAAACTATTAGTGCAACTACAACTTATACAGATACAGATATAACAGATTCAATTACAACAACTGCTGCAAATTCAAAAATATTGGTTTTAGGAAGTCTTGCATACGATACTGCTAGAAACAACAATGATTGCGGAGCTAGATTCAGACTAGTTAGGACCATAAGTAGCACTTCCACCATGTTTTTTGAAAGCAATAGTGATAAAAATGTTGGTTTTTATGATGGTGACAGTTCAAATCATTCAAGATTATATGGACAATGGCCTGTTAACTTTCATGATTCAACTATAGGCTCTATAGCTGCTGGAACTACAATAACTTATAAATTGCAAGCCAGAACAGAAAATACAAATTTAGGTGAAGATGTAAGAATAAATTATGGAGATAAAGTTTCAACATTAATTCTTCTGGAGATAGGTGCATGATTATAGATATAACTGATGCAATTAGATCTTTAAAACCAAGTGCTAGTTGGGTTTTAACTGGAATGGAATATTCTGGACTCGATTGGAAAGATGAAAGTCAGACTAAACCTACTGAATCTGAAGTCAATGCAGAGATTACTAGATTAACAAATTTAGAACCAATGAGATTATTAAGAATAGAAAGAAATAATAGATTAGCAAGGACAGATTGGAGAGCAAGTTCTGATTTAACACTTGCAGATAGTTGGAAAACTTATAGACAGGCACTGAGAGATTTGCCAGTGTCTGCATCACCTAAACTAAATAGTAATGGAAATTTAGATATGACATCCGTTACTTTCCCAACGGAGCCTACATAACATGAGTTCTATAAAATTAACAGCTGATTCTGGAGGAGGTACTTTTGAAATTAAGGCTCCTTCTTCTAGTGGAAATACAAGAATATTAACTTTACCTGATACAGGAAATCTTACTTTAGGTGGTCCTTACGGTAAACTTCTTCAAACTCCTCTTTTTGCAATAAAAACTGATTTATATAGTACTTCAACAACAGGCACTTTTACAGATATTCCTGGATTATCTTTAACAATTACCCCATCATCTTCTTCAAGTAAGGTTTTAGTTATAGCAAATATATGTCATAGTATTAGTTCAAATTCTGATTATGCATATAGATTACTGAGAGGATCAACTGAGCTTGGTAATTCTACCGTTGGTTCTGAGGGAAATAGGGTTGGTATTTCTTGTGGTACTGAAAATGCAAGTAGAGGAATCCCCCTTTCTATTCACTTTTTAGATAGTCCTAATACAACATCTGCAACAACTTACAAAATACAAGTTAATCATCAGAACGGAACTTATAGATTAAATAGTAGAGATGGTCAATGGGATGGTTCTAGTACAATTGCAGTAATGGAGGTTGGAGCATAATGAGTTTAGATCATGACGCAATAAGAAAAGCATATCCATCTATAACAACGATTGATGATTCTTTTGTTGATTATGGACTTGATAAAGATGGTAACAAAGTATCAATAATTCAATCAAATATTGATGCTGCAAGAGTTACATTAGATGCTGAAGCTGCTGCTGTTAAATACAAGACAGATAGAACAACTGATGGTTCTACAACTTATGCACCAATAGGAGATCAACTGGATTTACTTTGGCATGCAATAGATGCTGACTCAGATTTAAAAGTTAAGTTTAGTGCATTTTATAATTCTATTAAGGCAGTGAAAGATGCCAATCCAAAGCCGTAAATTATGACAAGTAAATTAATAGTTAACTCAGTTAGACATACAGGAGCATCTGCTGACGCTATAACTATGGATGCTTCAGGTAATGTTACTTTCCCTGGTAATGCTACTTGTTCTGGAACTCCATCGGGTTTTGGTGGAATAACAGAAGCAGACCAATTTTTACTAACTTCGAATTTATCAGTAAGTGGCACAGCAACTACTGTAACTTCTAATTTAGCAAGATCAGGTTATTCATTTATGGGTACAAATTCAAAAATTGGTACAGGAATGAGTGAATCAGGTGGAGTATTTACATTTCCATCAACAGGTAAATACTTAATTACTACTTGTGCTACTTTTCAGTCAACTAATCAAGCTATTTATGCTGCATTTAGATCACAGTTAAGTGTTGATGGTGGTTCTAATTGGTATTACATAATGGTGAATTATACAAGTATTTTTGATAGTGGTAGTGATACAGTTTATGCTCAAGCAAATGGTCAAGCCCTTGTTGATATAACAGATGTTTCTACACATAAGTTTAGGTGTAGTGCTACTAGCAACAGTAGTATAACAGTTGTTGGACACGTAAATGAAGCATTTACTTCCATAATGTTTACAAGATTAGGAGATACATAAATGATTTATAACAAACACGATGCTTTACAATCTTTAAAACCAAATGCAAAATATGCTTGGTATGGCTATGAATATTCTGGTTTAAATTGGTCAGATACAGGATCAGCACCTACTGAAACAGAAATAGATAATGAAGTTACAAGATTAAATAATGCAGAACCTATGAGATTATTAAGAGTTGAAAGAAATTCCAAATTAGTAAAAACAGATTGGATGAGTTTTTCAGATTCTCCTACGATGTCAGATGCGTGGAAAACATATAGACAAGCATTAAGAGATTTACCAGCAAGTGCCTCCCCTAAACTTGATTCTGATGGTAATTTAGACATGAGTTCTGTTACTTTTCCTACTGAACCTAGCTAATTATTTAGACTGGTTAGTTTGTAAAAGTAATAGTAGAATAAGTATATATAACATGAAAAATGTACAGTCAGAGACCATCTAAATCGAGGAAAATACTTGTAGGTTCTTTAGGAATATTATTTGGTCTGTCTCATCTCGCTTTGATACAGTCAACAGTTAATAAAAAAAGTAGTTTACCTTTAATAAATTTACCTGTAGGACCTTATACAAGTTACGTAGCAAGTGTCACAGAGAAAGGATATACCATCAGGTATAGATCTCATTCACCAAAGATAATCGAAACTGAAAAACATGTTGATAGACCAGCAGGTTTTCTTGGTCTAGGTAAGTCAGAAGTAAAGACATATGAACAATCAGTAGCAGGAGGAGGCTCTGGAAGCGTCTCAGAGAGCTCTGAACTAACTGCCAAGCAGATTGCATGTATCAAAGCAGAAGGCTCTGGAGAGGCTACAGGGAAGCTTGCAGCAGCAAGTATCACTGCTCCTATAACTCCAGCTCTTACAGAGATACCTTATGTAAATTTTTCAATACCTCAGACTCCACCTGTAACTTTATCTATTGGATCTCCAATAATAGATGTTCCAGGTTGTGTTAAATATAATCCTGCTAATAAAAATTCTATAGAACTTGTAAATCAAGATGAACGAGGATCTCGTGTCATGTGTGATGGTTCTGTACCTTGGTTTGAACCTATGGATTATCAACCAGAAAATCTGGTCTATGTAGAGGAACAATCAGTTCCTCCTGTAACTCCACCTCCAGAATTAGAAACACCTCAACCTAATTTAGATATACCAAACACTCCGAAGGAAGATATACCCTGTCCCGGACCTACTGACCAGAGGGTAGGTGACATGCGAAATGCTGAATCCAGGGAAAAGGTTGTATCTCATACGCTCTCAGAAGATGGTCAAACCTGCATAACAAAC